GTTCTTGGCTGCGTCGATGTCAGCGGCCTGTTGATCAAGATGCCCCGGTCCCCGGTCGAGCGAAGCGTTGGCCCGCTCGATGGACTCCCACAGATCATCGTTCACTTCGGCAAAGTCCTTTGCCAGGCCGATGCTGGCACCGATCGCAGTGCCCCACGGCCCGGCCAGCGTTCCGATGAGCGCGAAAGAGGTTGTGTTCGCTATGCCCATTTTGTCGTCAAGGTCCGACATGGCAAACGCCAGCCCACCAATGCCGACGCCGAGTTTTCCGATGCCAGCCGCCGACGCACCCAACCGGGAGGTTGTGGAAGCGAATCCAGCGGCCTTGGGGCCGGTCTTGTCGAGCGCGGCACCGAAATCAAGGTACGCGCGCGACGCGGAACGGATGCCTAAAGCTGCCACCCCTGCGCCGCGTATCCCCGCGCCAAGACCAACCCCACCAAGCAGCCTAAAGATCGCGCCAACATTAGCAATCTGGCCGAGGCGCAGGATGGTAGACAAGGCACCCGAAAGTGCGAGCAACGAGATGACCGATGGGCCGAGAGGGGTCCTAGCGAACGCCGCGATCGCATCAAACAGGCTCTCAAGGACCCAGATAACTTTATTGCCAACGGGCGCAGTCGCAACAGTCAGGGCAACAATCGCGTCAACCATCGCCCCCAACGTCTCACCCACCTGCGGGCCAACACTCTCAATATAACCAACAAAGTCTTGGAAGCCGCTGGTGTCCGCAAGCCCGTCAGCCCACATATTGAAGTCGCGGGACATGTCCAGGAAACCTTGCGAGAAGTCCTGCGACAACGGCTTGAACGCCATCCACATCTCAGCAAACCCAGTGGCAAAGTTGCCCAGCGTGCGACTCAAGTCTTCCAGTGTCGGCTTCGCTTCGGTTGCCAGAAACTCAAAGAAGTCGTCAAACTCTGACGACGCCAGATTACTACCAGCCTCAGCGAGCGCGTCGCCCATCGCGGTCGACAAGACATTGAAAATGCGCTGGATCTCCGGCGCACGCTCCAACAGGCTAGTGATACCCGCCTCGACACCGGGGAACAATCCAGCCTGCGCGACCTGTTGAAGTTCACGCATCTCAGGGCGCAAATCGTTAATGAACTGCGCGAACTGCTGGCCAGCGGGGCCAAGCGTCTCCAACGTCTCGCGCAAGTTTTTCAGGTTCGTATCCGACGGGTCGATCGCATAGTCGTTCATCTGCTTAACGGCGTCACCGATACCGTTGAACGCGATAGCCGCCACACCAGCACCAGCCGCAGCAAACCCAAGCTGATTAGTTAGTCCACTAATTGCGGGTATGGCAACCGCACCGATCGGCACCAAAGCCGGCCCGAGAGCCAGGCCGGCTTGAACGAGCGCCGACATCTGGTTACGGGATGCGTCAAGCGAACCACCAAACGTGCGCGACGCCACCGCGGCCCGCAGCAATGCCGCATTGAACCCGGAGACGTCGGCGTCAACAAAGACCTTAACATTTCCTTGTACCACAGTTACGCCTCCTTCGATGGGGGTAGTGGGCGTGCCGCGAACATGCGACCATCAGCAGCCGCAGACTGACCGGCCAGCGGTTCGTCCTTCTCGTGCTTCCTCATCCAATCGCGCTGAATCAAATCCGACGCACCACACGCAAGACACCTGTACTGGTGGACCCGGTAAACACGGTTGCCGTGTTCCTCCCATGTGACATCACGCAAAGCGGGACCAAACTCCACAATCGAGTCATAGTTCTTACAGGTCGGACACCGCCGCGACTCCCACAACAGGTAAGCCATCGCCCGCGAGCGTGTGTAGTCGTCCCACTCCGGTTCACGGGTAACAACGGTGCGACCCGTGAGGTTCCCGTCGGCGTCATAATGTTCGTGCGTTTCGGTAGGCTCGAATCCCTCAAAACGGCGCGGACTTACTCCGAATCGTTCTGCGGCTTCGAGTCGGCGCCCCTCTGCTGTTTCAGCAACGAGACGAGTGAGTATTTTGGGAGGGCATCATCTCCGACATTCACATCCCACGCCGCACGTTCTAACTTCTTGTAGTGCAGGTGGGAAAGATCACCCAACTCGGCCAACGCGTCCGCACCGCGGACAAGCAGTTGTGGAACATCTTTCGCCTCGCCGGGGGCCACGAATGAGGCGAGCAATAGGTCGCCAGGGAAGGTGACAAGATTGACACCGTTCGCCTGGTCTGAGGACTCGTCCTCGCGCGGGGGGTGCAGGTCCGCGATCGGACCCCACTCTGTGTACGAAACGGCCCACAATGGGACCTTGACCGCTGTTTCCTCAGCCTCAGCAAGCAACTGGTCATGCTTTTGCGCCAGCACCATCACGGGCGACTTGGAACTCATGCGGCGTGGCGAGACTTCCTCGGCACGTTCGGCAGTCATGACTTCATTCATCAGCGCGGCAATCTCGGCCTCGTAGTTGCCCTGGTACAGAGTGACAACTACTCTTCGGCGCTCAATCTTCGACATCGGGTACTCCTTGCTCGGTTGCTCGGTTGCTCGGTAGATGGTGGAGCGGGCGAGCGACCCGAGCAGATCGCTCGCCCACAATCAGGGCCAGCGTCAGGCGGTAACCACGCTATCGAGCGACGGCACGCCAGTGACGGCAAGCGACTGCGTGACAGTCAACGGGGCGAACTCGTCCGAACCGCGAACCTGCTTGGACTGGATGCCAGCTGCGATGGGGAAGATGTCAACGACATCGCCGGTGGTGAGCGCCACGGCCGGGTCGGCGCCATAGGCAAGAACGAGGAAGCCGGTCGTATCGGGAGCCAGCAACTCGTAGACCGCGTTCGCTGCATCGCCGGGGGTTCCCAACTCTTGCGGCAGGTAGGTGTAGATGAGTGGCGAAACTTCCCACTGGGTGCGACCCAACCGCGTGAACGTCTGCCGCGAGCAGAACCGGCGATCTTCGCCCGTGTTCTGTGTCGCGGAAGGTCCGTCCCAGTCTGGCATCAGGAAGCATGTCACGTCGGTGCCAGCTGTGATTTCGGCTGGGGTCGGCGCAGTCGGGTCGGCGGCCGCTGGGATATACAACGCTTGGACGTTGCCCTCAGCGGTCACAGATTCAGGTATGGTCACGGTCATTTTGAGCCCTCCTTATTAGGGTTCTCGACGGGCTCGCCGCCGCTGTGGTTGCCGCTGGGTGCAGCCTTACTTTCCGAAGCCTTCTTGGTGGCTACGGAAGACTTGTGTTTGGGCGGGAGTACCTGGCCACTCGAATCGACGGCACGCTTATTGACAACCTCGTGGTTGTCGGTGACGTGGACGACGGAATACTCGTGGCCTGTTCGCTTGTCACGAACGCGCACAAAATCAGACATTCTGATTTCTCCTAAATGGGTGTAGGGATGGTAGGGGTTCGGTTAGACGGCAACGCCGTAGGTGTCGCGGCCGTAAAAGATCGGCCCGCCACCAGGTCGCGTGTAATCGTCGTCGCGGCGGACATACTGGTTCGACTCGTCGCGACGGATCAGGCTGTTATTGAGCCGCTTCCGCGAAAGTGCGGTGCGGGTCAGTCTCAACACCCACTGGGCTTGCTCGCGGGTTTCACCGACACCCGTTATCTGAAACTCGACAACACGGCCACCGATCTGCCCGCAAAGGCGCGCGTCGTTGTCGAATCCCGGTGAGGACCAAAACACGACATAAGGCATCGGAACAGAAATGACCTTGGCTGATTCGTCNACTTCCACGAAACCGTCATAAACATTCAGGTTCGGGACCGCATTCAAAAGTGCGAGAATGTCCGACTCGGCAGTCATCGTGGGATACCACCCAAGACTGCGTTTTCGGCCTCAACGCCCAGTTTGTGGGCGATCTTGGGGCGCTGCCTGTGAAGTGGTCCGTGGAAGTTGTAGACCGGCGCATTGTTGACCGAACCGAACACAATGATGTGCGCCAACTCGCCCTGACCTTCACGCTCAAAACCGATCGACCATGCAAGGCCGAGAGCGTCACGTCGCTCCTTGGTGATCTCTGGGGAGAACTTCGGCAGGTACCGGTGGCCGAGCGCGTCACGTTTCATCGCACGCTCCAGCGACACCGCGATACTACGCATCACCTTTGGTGCGCCGCGTTGCAACCTACCGGGCGCCCTCGTCAAATCGACTGTTAGTGCACGCACTTCTCGGGTGTCGATACTTACGCGGATAGTCATTAGCCAACAACCTCCGCCAATCGTAGGCGCCGAAACGCTGCGTGGGTTTTTTCGTGGCGGGCGAGAACCGTGAACTCCCGATCAACGAGGGAAGGCTCGAATGTGGACGTAACGAGCTTCACCACGTCACCAACAGATACGTCATCAGTGTCAGTTACGGGTAGTTGCAACTCGGGTTGCATAACGGTCGCCTCNCGCGCACCTGCATCTCGGGACTTGAACGCGATACCCACCGAAGTTGAAGTCAACTGCACGCGGCATGTGCCCGCGTAGATGGGCACAGTTGTCGTCGTGGAATACTGGCCCGTCGCATTGTCAAACGTCCGAGAGTCGAGGTCGACCTGGCGGGTTATCTCACAAGTGTCAACCATGCCCACTTCGGCTTGGTCTCGAAACCAAATCAACTCTCCCGCTGTTGGGAAGGGGGAGATGGTCATGACGGCATAACCGAGAAGATAGAGACACGACGACGGCCACCCTCGCCCAACAGTCGGCGAAGTTCGTCAGGTGTGAAGAACAGTTCCCCCGCCGAGATCGAGGCGTCTAACGTCCACGACCGAGTTGCGTCATCAATAGTCACAGACTCCTGACGTTTACCGTCAGCATTCTTACCCTTGCGCGCAACAGCCTCGGCAAGAATGTCAATCACAAGGTCGACGTCAACGGTGTCCGCGTCGATGCGGGCCTGTATGCCCGGCGAGTCGACCAACAGAATCCGCCACGCCATATCCAGCCACGATTGAGCCGTGATAAGTTCCGCCGCCGACAGAGGGCGCCAATGTGCCTCAACATCCCCAACTATTGCAGGATTAGCCATACTGACGCCCTCCTTCGGGTCGGTCTACTACTTGGATGCGATGAAGCCGAGGTCGACCAAGTGGTCGATCGACTCTTTCGCCGTACCCTCCGGCACAATGTCGCCGGCATACAACTGCCGACTTGCACCGTTCCTGTCCTTGACTGCGACAAGGGGCGCAACAACAACAAGCGTGTCGGCCTTCTTCTCAACAGCCTTCTTCGGCTCGGGGGACTTGGGCTCGGTCGGCTTCTCCGCGGCCATCAGGCAGCCACTCCGGTGATCGTGTTGCCAGCCAGCGGGTCGGTGACGACGGGCGCGAAGTTCGCACGAGCGCGCAAGCGCCATGCGTCATTCTCGTCCACACGGATGACCTTCGACTGCACCAAATCGCCCGCTTGCTGGTATCCGCCACCCAAATCTTCGGTAGCGATGAAGCCAAGCTGGTTGGTGTCGAGCACCCATGCCTTCGTCCCAACGCCACCGGGCAGATTCGCCGTGGTCGTGGTGACAACGGTCAGACCACCGATGACCGGGAAGCGACCCGAATAAATCGAGTTGTTCCGGTCCTCGCGGGCCATCGCTGCGGACACAACCGGGTCGGACGCCAGGTAGGCGCCCGTCAGGTCGTCCACGAGCAACACGTTCGGCTCATAGCCGAGGTTGTTGGCCGTGATGGCGGCCTTCGCCTTGAGGATGTCCCGCAGAATCTCGGTTCCCGACGATGCGGTCCACAACGCCGTCGCAGGCGTGGTTTCGGTGACGGCGGATGCGATGAGCGAAACAATTGAACCGTCGATCGCCTGACCCTGCGAGTTGACCAACTTGCGAATGGCCTTCTCAACCGGGTCCATGTTGCGACGCGCGATTGACTCATCGGTGACCAAAGTGTCCTGCCCTGACTTGACGA